TCAACACTTCCCGTTCCCTGCTTTCACACATCTGGATGATGCAGCGCCCGGAAATTTTACAGGGTGCCGCTTAAACATCCCAACCGGAATTTCTTTTTTTACCTAATTCATAGTATATGAAAGTTCGGATTTCAACGCGGGAATCATTAAAACCGGCGGACTCAACACGCTAAACCTGAAGAGGGCCCGCACCCCTCGATATGTTGTCCAATACTTCCAGACTGAAAGTTACCCACAAGCCCCCCATGCCTCCCTTCGGCGGGGAGGTTTTTTGTTACAAAAAGAAAACCAAGAAACCCATTTTCTTTTTTGGAGCCACAAAAGTTCCACTACTTGTGAAGGTGTGAATGGTATAGCCGCCATTGTGCGAAATAGCTCCACCAATTCCATCCACGAGGCCGAATGATAGATAACGAACGATCACAACACCATCGCCACCTTTCATGCCGCCGTCACCGCCCCCACCGCCAAGACCGTTCGTCCCAGCAACTCCAGCTGCGCCACCACCACCACTTCCACCAGTTCCGCCAGCATTACCGCCACCACCACCGGCGTAAGTTACTGGCGAACCCGTGATGCTCGAGGATGAACCGTTACCGCCATTATGCCCAGATCCGGCAGCGGAAGCACCACCACCACCGCCTCCAGCAACAGAAGCACCGGCATTGCCCTGACCACCTACTCCAGAGCCACCAGACGGGGCAGCATCAGAACCACCGCCACCGGATCCACCATTTGCGTAAGTACCATCGACTGACTTACCGCCCCCACCACCGGTCGCTGTATGACCATTGAAAGACGTATCACTTCCATGGCTACCGTTGTAGCCTCCAACAGCAGGACCGCCCGGACCAACAACAATCGGATAAGAGGCTTCAAGTGTGAGAGTATCCGTTCCGGTGAGCATTCCACCGGCACCACCACCACCGTTGTGGGCGTAAATACCACCACCACTGCCGCCACCGGCAACAAGTAAGTAATCTATGTTTACGGTTGCCATTCAACTCCTACTCTTCCGACACGGCCAGAACATCCCACTTGGTTGCATCAATATTGTAAATGCAACCGATGTACATAGTCTTATTGATCACGGTGGTGGTCGGCAAGGTCACACCCACTGCTCTGTAAATGGCGCCCCAGGTGATTGCTCTTGCCGTGCCGTTGTCTTTCAAACGGATGATTAGTTTTTGCCCCGATATCGGCGACCCGCTGGGATTAGCCAATGTCAGTGCTTGGGCCTGCGCCGTGATAAAGAGCATGTCGTCTGTATCTGCATTCGGCGTGACGGTTGCACTGGATGTCACAGATCGAACACGCGGCAGAATGGTAAAACTTCCTGTGCGCAGCCCCGACGGTTGGGTTGAATCGTAGATGACCACCTGATTGTCGGTACCTGGCAGGAATTCCACATAGGTTTCGGGGCCTGTTCCTACCAGTAAACTTCCCTTGTTCTGGAAGATGGCTTTCGGAATGCCGGCCGGGATGTGTGTGTCCGCCAACTCGATGATGTAGTTGCGCTTCTCTTCGACCGTCACACCCTGGATAGAATCATCTACATAGATTTTCATCCTACACCTCGGTCACGGTCGGCAGTACTTCCACGTTTCCGCCGAATAAATAATTGGTGTTGCCTTGCGGGTCGGCGTCTTCTTGTTCGATGACATCGTAGACTCCGCCCGTCTCGCCAATCAGCTTTGTATTGTCCAGGCTCAGGCTGAAGTCCACGCGTCCCTGCGCCGCGGTCACATCCACAGCCATGGCCGCCAGCAATGCGCCGCCTGACTCCGTCCGCACCTGGCAGAAATACGAAAAACCCGTCAGGTCCTTGACGTTCCCGCTGTCGTCCTGCAGGATGATCGTGCGGTAGAACGAAACGCCTGGCCGGATCACCATCGGCACCTGGTTTTGTGGGGTAAATGTTGTCATGTTGTCTCCATATTCTCCCTCTCCAAATACTTCGGTGCTTTCCCGAATATTTGGAGAGGGCCGGGGTGAGGTGGGTGGGATCGGGTTCAGCCTCTTCCGAAGTTGGTACTTACAAATCGCAGAGCATCCTCGTAGGTGGCCGCATCCTTGTCCAGTGCATGGATTGGTTGGTTCACCGGGTGGCCGCGATAGGAAAGCCCGCGCATCAGTTCCGAATCCTTGAAGCTGGTCTCATCCGCGCGATGCCAGTAACCGCCGTCCACCGGCACTGGTGTGTAGTTCGGCGCGGTGTGTACCAGGAAGTCCAGGCTTTGCCCGCCGCGTTCATCCCATCCGCCGAATACTCTTACTTGGTAATCGAAGGACCAGCCCAATGCCCACATCGCGCGCGCCATGTTCCACTCATAGGAGGACTGCGGCTGCTGTCCGTTGATCAATCCCATCGGTGCATCGGGCATGGTGATGTCAACAGCCGGGGCTTTCTGCTTCCCGGCCGCCGCTTTCCTTGTCGAGCTTCCGCCTTTGTAAACGATCTTCGCCATTACGCCTCTTGCACAATGATCGTGCACTGGTACGTATTCTCCTTCACCTTCTGTGCACTGGCCAGCGGCCGAGTCGGCAGGGGTTGCAGGAACACCTTCACATTGTCATACAACGGGTTCACGCAGTACATCTTCAGCGGTCGTGCCCGTCCGCACCAATCATCCAGTTTGCGGATCTTCTCATACGGCTTCATCGTCTCCGGTTTTCCATGCAGGTCTTGGTAACCGGCCTGCACCAGCACGTTGTACGAGAACTTCGGCTCGGTCACGGTCACGCCAAAGATCGCCGAACTGGTCAGCTTAGGGGTTTGATACTGGTCGGTGGTATACATCCGATATCGCACGTGCAGGATCTTCCCGCTGATCCCGAACTCTTCATCGAAGTCCTGCTCGCTCACTGGGCTTTCTATGAACGCCTCCGGTAGAGGGATCCATTCCGTATCCTCATCCTGCCTGTAATCGGCTTCGATCCACGTGGTGCTGTCGATCAGGTTCTGCGTGCGGACCTTCAGCTTCGCCCAATATTTATAGGCATCCATCAGTCCGGCATTGACGCTGGCGATTTCCAGCATGCTCTCGTGGGTGTAGGGATAATTGCTATCCTGGAAGGGGTCATACGTTTCGGAGGGCAGTGGGATCCACAACATATCCGCACCCTGACGGATCCACAACCGGTCCGGCAGCGCACCAGGCACAACCTGGTGATCCATTGCAAAGATACGCTGTCCCTTCGGTGCCCGGTAGATCTCGTGCCAGGCAGTTCCGCCGGTATTCGAGAGCACCGAGGAATAACCATCGGCGCCCGCATCGACGGCGATGAAGATGCGTCCTGGGTACGCGATGATCGCGCTCACCGGTCCCTGCCGCTCTTCCGGCAGGCCGTTGTCCAGTGTGGGCCCGATATCGTCGAAGTTCGGGCGGTAATATTTGAACAGGGTATTCTGGATCGAGACATAAAGATAGACGTTCGCCCTGGCTGTGACCCGTCCGTTCTTATAGCTGGCAATGGTTCTTAGTTCTTCCACATTCACCTGGTTGACCACGGCGGTCTTCCATTGCCATGGCAGTCCCTCCTTCAGGATCCATACCGCATAGTCGCCGCTGTCGTTGAAGTAGGGCACAACTCCCGTGATACGGTCCCACTTATCACCCACCGCTTTGGCGGTCCCGAACGAAACGTCCGACCAAGTGGTCGGCGTGTTGCCTTCGCTGGCGGTCATGTCGCCGTTGGTGCGCACCAGTTTCATCTGGTTGCTGTCGTTATACTCAGCCAGGAACACGGCCTTGTTGGCCGCTTCCCCCGCAAATGTACGCGTCCACGCTCCGCCCGATACTTCTTCCTTCATCCGTCGGATGGTGGCATTCTCCCCCTGGCATAGATACAGGATACTTTGGCTGCTGATCAGCACATCCGTCACGGGATAGGTTAGGCCGTGGCCGGTGATCTCCTGCCACCTGTCCAGGCCCAACACCACCCACACCGTGGTGGCATCGTGTGTGATCAGCCAGGGAGTATCCACCGCGAAGGAATTGATATCGTTGGCCGTGATCATGCGCCAGTTTTGTTCTTCACTTGAACCGGTGCCCTCGATCACCATGATCACCTTGCCCACGGCTTCGTTGACGGCTAGGTTATTGGAGACCGAACAGATCAATTTGTTCAGTTGCCCGGCGTTGGATGCGGCCAGTCCGCGCTCGCCGTTGATGTAGATCTTCGATGCCGTCCCGTCTCCCGGCCTGGTGATCAGATATTTGGCTTTTTTATATTCGATGAGAAACCCATCGCTCTGCGCATCGGCTGCGCATGTTCGGTAATACAGGTCGATGGCCGCGTATGAGTAACTTCCTCCCGTTCCGTCTGCAGACGCCTGGCTGTTTCCTGCCGCATTCAGACAGCCCACTTCCCAGTGGTTCTCGTCCGTGTCATTCTCCGCGCCGATCACTTCGATCCAGTAAGACACGCCGTTACTCAACGCCTCGGCTGTGATAGCCAACACCTGCAGCGAGCTGATCAGGTTCTCGGCGTCCACCACCGCCAAAGTTGTGGTTTGTAAAACAGTGTCGGGCAAATTGGAATTGTCCGCGCGCAGGCGGACTGTGAATACATCTTTGGGCGTTCCCCTCCGGCGCACCCACACCCACAGAAGTTCAGCGTTGTAGTTTGTGCTTACCGTGAAGCGCTTCGCCAGGTAGCGTCGGCCTTCCGTCAGCGGGATCAGCTTCAGGCTTCCAGGAAAAAACAGGTTGCTCGCGCGCAGGCCGGTCGAGTAGGTTTCGCGCCCGCCCATGATCACGCCGGTCGCGCGCTCTGTGTTGCATCGGTAGGACTCTGCAAAGCGCGTGGTATCTTTCTCGAATTCCGCTGCGCCGCGGCCGCCGGTCCAGTTGTCCTGGGCAATGACCGTGTAGGGCGGCATCAGGTCGCTGTACTTTTGGTTGCCGGTCGAAGTCTTCAGCGAGCTTTGCTGCACCGGGTTGCGCCCGATCACGTCCGGGTTGTGCTGGCCCTTCTGGTCCACGCACACCAGGCCGATCTGGTCTGTGCCATCGTCCAACACGATGTCATAGGGTGGGTCCTTGATCTCGGGAGAGACTGCAATTTTACGGGGCATTGGTTACCAATCTGCCAGCCGCGGCGTGCGTTGCGTCCGCTTCTGGTTGGGGTTCGTGCGCCGATACATCTCCTGCGCCTCGTTCATGATGTCCACGTAGCGCGGCTCTTTAGGTCTCAAAACCTTTGCATCCGAGAGCAGCGCGATGATCGCCTTCCAGTACAGCGCGTCCTCGTTCACACCGAACGGGATCGCGCTGGCATCGTCGCTCAGGTCGGTATGGCCTGCCGTGTAGGTCAGGCGGATCTTGTAATCGTCGAGTTGCGGCGCAAACGATGGAAAGCGCAGCTTGCCACTCACCTCGTCCCAGTGACAATGCACATAATAGCCATAGGGTGCAGCTGTTTCCGTGGCAACTTCCACCTTCTTGACTTGGCTGACCCCGGCGGGCAGTGTGTACTCGTCCTGCCCGGCCACCGTTACCAGGGAAACATCCTCGGCATCGTACGGCGCCTGGACTCGCAGCGCTTCATTGACCGCCGCCCGCAGCATGGCCCGCGTGAATTCCTTATCGCACACGGCATAACGTGGACCGGCGACTCCTGCCGTGGTGTTGGTGCTGGTCGGCGCCGCGGTCAAGCCGCTGCAGCTCCCATTGGCGATGCCGGCGTTCATCGTTGCATCGTTGGCCGCCGCCACTTTCGCGGTCAGGATCACATCGGCATTGTTGCTGCTGGCTGTGAAAAAGTCCGAGACATCCACATCCGCATTCAGGGCGTTCTTGATCTTGGTGGCCACGGCGCTCGCGCTATCTGCATTGAGCACCGCCACGTTGACCGTCTTCGGGCTGTTGGTCATGCCTGCCGCCGTCACGATCACGGTCGCATTGCCGCTGCCTGTGATGCCGCCCGGCGCGATTACGGTGGCCGTCTCCACCTGCTGCACGCACGGCACGGAACCCAGCGTCTCGAACGTGAACTTGTCTTTGGGGTTGGTCTTGATCCGGCGGCTCTTGCCCGCATGCGTTCCCGAAAGGATCCACAGTGTTCCATTGGCAAAACTCCCAACACCGAACTCGCCGAGCGCGTCGCTCAGCGATCGGGCGTCCCCCGCTGTGGCCACGCCGTTCTCCACGTGCGTCACCTTCCGGGCGATATTCAAGGTCATATCAAACAATGTTTTCATGGGTCCTCTAACTCAATGTGAAGTCCTGCCACGCCGTATAGAGACCGTACCCATACCCACCATAATCCTGGATGCGCCATTTATACTGACCATTGGCCAGTGCAACCAACTCTGCAGGCGAGATCGAGCAATTAGCATTATCGCTACCGACAGTCGCCAGGTCGTACCACTTGTTGAGTTGTGGGATACCACCGCTCGTCTGAACTTCCAGCAAGTACCAGGTTGCCGTGGGCAGGCCTGCCCAGTGGAATACATGATCCCAGTTTGCAAGTGTGCCCACAGGTTGGCCCAGCACACTGACCGGCTCGGTGGCATCCTTGACTGTTACCGTTAGCTTCTGAACATCGGATAGCCCCAGCCCTGTATCCGTGGCTGTAACGATCACTTCATACACGTTGTCCAAATTTGCATCCACGGGAATTTCGTAGTTGGGCGCGCTCAGGAATTCTAACAACCCTGTGCTGGCGTTGATCTTGAATTTCGCTGCATCCGCTCCGCCCGAAATGCTGAAACGCAAATCTGCCGGGTCGCCGGTGGTGATCGCGCGCACATGGATGACGGAGGTGGTATTTTCCATCACGGAAAAATGCGGGTCGACGATAAGTCCCTCCCAGTATTGGCTGGGTACATTGTGCAGTTCCGCATCGATGCGTCGGGACGACGAATCGCATTGAAGAATAACGATGTGGCTCATGGCATATCCTTATATGGATACAGGAGTTCCCGTACCAGTTGCGACTTCTCATGGATCACAACATCCACGCCCAACGCGCTAGCCTTGCCCATCCAGAAGAACGTCGAGTCGCGCTCGTTATCGTACTCCGGCCGCGTAGCCAGCTCGATCCCGTAGAGTTCAATGCGCTCGAAGCCAAGATACATCGCCAGTGGGATCCCATAGGCGCCCGTACCCCCAAAGAATGTCCTGACCTCCCGGTCGCCCTTCCACAAATGATGGCCGAAAGTATCTTCGATTTCCTGGCGCGGGTATCGCACCGACGCCGGGATCTCCGCACGCACCTCGTGCATGTAGATGGGCGTCGTGGTTTCCGTCAGCCACTTTTTGTATTGCCCGTAACTTGGCAGCCTTTCCCAACGCGTATCTCTCAACACATCCTCGTGCATTTCCAGGGCGGCCGTGCAGCGCTTGGCGTGAATGGCATGGATGGTCATGGCCCACAGTTCAACGTGTGGGTTGTCGAAGGGTGCAAAGTTTTGGGTCCGGGTAGCGTTCCCCAAAATGGCGACGGTTTTTACAGGCATGTTATTTCTTTCAGTCTCCAACAAAAAAGCCCACCCACCCGTAAGAGTAGGCGGGCTTTCGTTCTTGTGGGTTCGGCTTATACGTCGTCGTACTCGCCCGCAGGCACGATCCCTGCGAGCACGTGCCCGGCGTTGAAGGCGTCGCCCGTGCTGGCGTTGGTAATATCCAACTCCAGTCCAACGTACTGATACGGGGACTTGGGAAGCGAGATGAAAATTTGCTGCTTTCCATCCAGCCAGTCGGCATAGGAGAAGGACTCGCCTACGATCTGGCGTTCCCCCGCGCCGGATCCATCCACCGAAAGATGCACGGTGGGTACGATGGTGTCATTCGCTGCGGCCATTTCTGGCACAACGATCTTCACAACTTCGCGGCCCGTGGTCGGCGCGCCGAGATCCAGATACACGGTCGCCATATCGGCGGTCAGGTCGGTCGTGCCATCGCGGAAAAGCAATTCGCTGTCAAACATGTCGCACTCTCCTACTTGGCCTGGATGTTGAAACCCTGCGCCACGGAGCGCGGGTTGGTGATGAACAGGCCCAGCGGCCAGTCGAACTCAACGTGATTGATCACGCCGGTCGACCAGGTGAAGGTCTTCATCCCGGACTTCTCCCAACCAGTCAGGTATTCGGGCCCGAAGCGCACGCCGAACACGCTCGTGAAACTGGTGGTGCCGCCCGCATCTTTCGAGATGCCGGAGTCGTCCTCTTCATCGGTGATAACTTTCGTGGCCTGATCGGCGCACAAGCCCATGTCCACCAGGAACGGACCTGCATCGCCCCAGCGCAAGATCTCACGCCCGAAGGAATCTTCGGTGGTCTTGAGCAGCTTCAGGTTTTCGAGCACGCGCCGCAAGGCCAGGAGATGCGTGTCGTTCAGCATCAACAGATCGGCCGTGTGGTCCGGCAGGGCATAGATCAGGTGGCGCATCTTCTGCATGTAAGCGGCATCATCCGTTCCGCCGCCGTCATCCGAGATGTCCACGCCGCCGAAATCGATGCGCTGGATATTGGGCAGGTCATTGACCAGCCGGTAACGCAAGCCCACGAGACCTTTCGGTTTCACGCCGGGCGTGTTGTTGATGATGTCGTCCTTCAGGGTGAAGGTCTGCGCCATCGTGTGCAGGCGCAGTTGGAAGGCTTTGGGGTCTTCGATCAGGTCGTCGTCCCCGCCGTCCAGCAGATAGTCCAGGTCAACGCGCCCACCATACATGAAGCACGTTTCCTCCAGGGGTTCGGAGTGACCGGTGTCATGGGTGTAGTCTTCGCTGAGTGAACGGTTTTGCGAGGCGGGCAGGTCCTTGATGCGATGACCTTTGGCCTTGAGCTTTCCGACGGTCTTGATCGGCAACTTCTCCATGAACATCCCGCCGTCTTCGATCAGGGTGTCCACGATCCCGCTGGTCAGGGAGTCGCCGTTCTTGTCGAGCAGTTGGCTGTACTCAGCCAGGGTAAGGTAGTCAGGCATTTCGCCCTCCAATGGTCAGTATGGAGAGATCCTACTTCTTGTCCGGCGGTGCGCTATTGAACGTTGCGTTCTTCAATCCCTTCGACAGTTTCTGCGTGGGGCTGAGCTTCACAACAGGTTCCGTTCCAGGCTTGAGTGGAACGCGCGCCGCGCTGCCAGTGGCAGGAGTCTCTTGATTGGTTTCGGTTGTGGAGGTTTGGGACATGCGTTTCGCTTTGGCGGCAAAGGCATCCTGTAGATTCTTCAGGTCGGTTCCCTTGTTGCCGGTGATCTTGATCATCGACATTTCCGGATCGCCCTGCTCCACGGTGACGCCGTGCTTGCCTTCGAGACGAAAGCCTTCCGCGAGATACTCATTCTGGTCGTACTGCAAAGTCACCCGCGGGGCTGCGGGGTCTTGGGCAGTGTCGTCCTCGGCAGTAGCCATGGCTTTGCTTGCGGCTTCCGTGCGCATCTTCCTGACATCCTCGTCAGAGATTTCCCTGCCGAGGCCGCGCATCGTGGCGACCGCTTGCTCCACGTCGGCCATTGCCTTCTGGAGTTTCACGCGTCCCTTGTCCGAGTAGCTGCGTGCATCATTCAGGATGTCCTGCTTGAGCTTCTCAGCTTCCTCGCGAGTAATGTATTGGGGTGTTGCTTCCTGTTGGCCGACGGGCGCCTGCGGTGGGGTTACCGGTTTTTCTTCCGATCCCTGCGCCACTGGAGCTGCATCTGCGGACTGCCCTGCGTCCGGCCTGGAAGCGGCCTCTGTCTTGTCACTCATTGCTTTGTTCCTCCGTTTGAAAGGTTCGGGTCCGATGGGCAAACAAAAACGGGACGAGTCATGAGACTCGTCCCGTCGGTTGCCCGATCTGTCGGACTGGCAAGGGCACGAACTGCCGCTTGCTTTGTTGTTTGCAGTTTACATCATCTGCCCTGTTTTGGCAAGGAGTGCCTGTCGTTTCAGGTCATTCGAGCGTTGGGTCGTCTCTCGCTTTTCCGCGTCTCCCTCGCCTGTTATTTCCGGTAACAAGGGCTTCCAACCCTCCACTCTCTCCCCTTAAATATCCCGGCGCTTTTCCGGGTATTTGGGGGGATGTCGCTTGCGACAGGGGGGCCTGGATCATTGCACCTTCTCCTGCTTCATGGATACCCACTTCTCGAAGAACTCACGACCATCATACGAGTGGTGGATCACCAGCTTTCCGCCTTCCACATATTCGATCTTCGGCCGGCATTCACAGTCATCGCTTTCCGTGTGCGGCTTCAGGTCATCAAGCGGGACCACATGGATGGTATCCATTTATGGAGCCATCGTCGGCACGATCACATCGTTCAGGAACATGGCCAGCGAGTCACTCGGCTTGCCGTTCTGCTCCCAGATCAAACGCAGTTCCTTCATGCCGCCATCACCCAGGGGAGCGCCGCGCAGGGCATAATCCTGCAATTGAGTTCTCAGGATCGGCGAGGCGTTCTGCAGATAATACTCCGCCGTGTGCACCGGCGCCGCGAAATCAGACGGGCGGTAATACATCAGCAGTCGTTGGGCTTGCTGCTGGTCCATTCCTACTGGCTGCTGCTTCCCACTCAGGATATCGTTGGCCGTCTGGCTGTCGATGAACTGCGCTGCCTCGGGATGATCCGTCAATACCTTACGGCGCTCCGTCCAATACTTTTGCAACTGTGGGTACATTGCTAGGATCCGGCGCCGGTCCGCTTTGGGCACTCCATAGTAGATACTCTGGATATTGTCGATACCCGGGAAGTTCTGATCCTTCCAGACCTGGTACTGGTTGAGCGAGGCTGAGATCGGCGCGGGGATTCCCTCCAGTTGGGGGAAGCTATACGCGGGTGCTTCGGTCACGCTCTGCGTGCTGGGAGTCTTCGGGACCGGAGTGCCGCCCAACATGCGCGACCAGGCTGCCAGCGTTTGCGTGTCGATGGTGTCGTACGAGCGTGTCTCCTTGTTCAGGAACGATTGCTCGAACAGCGGGCCCATCTGTGCCGTCACCACTTTGCGATTGGCCTTGTCCAGCGACATATACGCATCCCAGATATTGCCGGTCAGGAAGGCACGCAGTTGGTCGGCGGGTGGTTTGTTCTTCGCCAGGTAGGCTTCGTACTCCGGGTGATCGGTGAAGAAGTTTTGTACCGCCTGCTTATCGCCTTTATCGTAGGCCTGCCAGGCTGCGTCCCACTTCTCCTTCAGCCCGCGGAACTTCAACTCGCCCGCCGGCAGGATGCTCGACCCGAACAGCGAGACCGGCAGCGCTTGCGCCGCCGCCCCAGCTCCGCCGTGCAATGCGGCATACGCCTCGCTCATCAACGGGACTCTCATCGCCAATTCCAGCTTCACGCGCTGTTGGGCTGCATCCCACGCCGGACCGTTGCCCTGCGCCATAGCTGTCTGGGCATCCGCCACCGAGATCTCGCCGTCGGCCACCATGTTCGCCAGTTGCCGCTTGACATAGTAATCGCCGAACTCGCCGTATTGCGGCAGGGCCAGCTTGTCTCTCGCCCATTCCTCCGGCTTGCCGAACAAGCCGATGAATTTTCCGATCGGTTCCAGGGGTGTTCCCGCGGTAACGGTCTGCACCGCGCGCGCCGTGTTGGTTAGGGGCAGGTTGGTGATCGTCTGCCCCTGGCCGGTCGCCAGTTTCCAGGGTGTGGTCACATACCAGGCCGGACCCATGAAGGCATTCATGAAATCGAACGGACTGCTGATCTCGGCCTGCCGGTTGATCTGGGCCTGGGCAAAAGCCCGCTCCCATACAGATCCTGAATGGGAACTCACCGCCTGCTGCAGATCTGCGTCTGACACTGTGCCGTCTGCCGCCCATGTTTGCAGCAGACGTTCGGCTTCGATCAGTTGCTGGTTCTTGTCGCTCTGCATCTGTTCAAGCGGTCGTGTGAAGTTGGCCGGGGTGAACAGCATCCGCAGCGGGTCCACATACAATCCATCGCCCATCCACTCCGGCAGCCACGGCGCCGGGATCTTGATCTTGCCGCGCAGTCGCTCCGGGATGTTGGGGTTCGGGTACTTGTTCGTGAACTGCTGGAGGCGTCCATAGTTGGCGAACCAGGCGGGTTTGTCGATCAGCCGCATGCCGGTGTTGAGCAGGGTCCTCGTGAAGAAGAACTGATACGGATAGGGCAGATCGGCATAGCGGTCTGCGCCGAAGCGCCGGTTGTAGTTGAGCATTGCGAAGTCGCGTTGGTTCTCGCCCCAACGTACGGTCGTCAGCTTGTTGCTTGCCATCTCGTTCTTCACGTTGTTGATGTACTTGCGCAGGTTCGTCTGCCCCTCGTTGCTCAAGCCCTTGAAGTGCTCGCCTAATGACGGTTCCTTCAGCCGCCTGAGACTCTCCTCACGCATCGCATCCAACAATGGCTGCACATGCTGGCTCCAGCCTTCGTCCATCACCTGGCTGTGTGGGATCTGTTGCGCGGCTTCCTCATACATCCCAAACGGCAGGTTATCTGACTGGAAGAGTGTGGCGGCCGGAGCCGTATCCAATCCCGCTGCATCTCTCATGGCTTTTGCTTTTGCCTTGATCGCTTTCAAGTCGATCCCATCCAACAGTTCGGCCTTCATGCGCGCTGCTTCTGCGGGGTTGTACTCGAAAACGAACTTCTCTGTCGTCGCCGTGCTGCCTTCGTTCTGCAGGATCTCTTCTGCCCGTGTCTGCTGCGCCTGGACGCCGATCTCCGCCATGGCCTGGCCGCCGGCAACCTTATCCAGTTGCGCCACGCGTTGCATAGCAGACTCCAGCCGTTGGTTGACGGCCATCATCGCGTCCACAAATTCAGCCGGTGCATTTTCCGGAAGGGATTTCCACAGGGCATCTAACTCGTTGTTGAGCTCGGGGAGTCGGTTGGCTTGTTCGCTGATCCTGGTATCCAGCAGTTGGGTGAGGCGCTCGTTCAGGGCGTCGATCTTGGAGATCCCGAACGGTGCTTGTTCCAATGGCACCAGTCCCAACGCCTCGGCCGCCAGGGTTTGCTCGCGCAACGTGAAGGCCCGGTCCATCATTTCGGGCGTCAGTTGTTCGGGGCCTGTCACTCCACGCATCTCACCCCAGGGCAGGTACTTACGCGCCGTGGCCAGCAACTTCGTTTCGTATCCTTGAACAGGCTGACCGTTGATATCGAACAAGCTGATACCGTGTGTCTGGGCCACCTGCCAGATGTTCTGATTGCGGGTTGCTGCTTCTGCATTGGTCCGCGCCATGGCTTCCGTGGTGCGTGTCTCGGCTGCATGGGTAAGTGTGGTGATCGTCTCCGGGCTGGCATGCCCGCTGGCCACATTCTGCATACGCGCCGCCCCCTCCAGCTTGATCCTGCCAGACTCCACGATCATGGGCTGGTACACCTTGCGGTAGAACTCCTGCTTGGCGGCCGCCCGTTGGTCATACGGCAGGCTCTCCACCTGGGAACGGAACTGTTGCAGTCGCTGTGTCATCTGGTCGCGGAAGTCCACGATATCCTTCCACCACATCCGCGCCGCCTCACCCGCCGCCGGTCCGAACTGATTCTCGAATTGCCTGCCCACCAGGTCGCCCATCTGCACATTGTTTTGGTGCTCGCGCGCAAATGCCTCGTTGAACTTCTGGTTGATGCTGGCCTTGATATTGTCGCGCTCGGTGTAGCGCAGCATGTTCTCCCAGTCACTGCTGTACTTCTCCGAGTAAGTGCGCCAGCTGTCGCGCATGAACTGGTAGGCTGCATCCATCGTGCTGTGCGTGTCACTCAGTGTGGCCAGGAACTTATTGGCTGCATCGTTCTCGCCGAGGCCTAGCGTTTCGAAGATGCCCTGGTACGTGGACGACTGCCAGCTGTTCGTTCGCCGCCACTCCGCATTCGATCGTGCATAGGTCTCATCGATCAGTTTGCTGCGGATGGCCGGATCGTCAATGGCATCCAGTTGCGCGAAGGTGTCATCGAACATGCCGTAATGATCCAGCCAGCGTTCCATGACTCCGGCCTCGGTGTCCGAGTAGATGTCCAGCAGCGCCGCCGGCCCCTCTGCATTCAATCGCTGCTTGACGTACTCCGTACGCGCCACGATATCCCGGCTGGCCTGCAGGTCGATGCTATCCTGCGCTGCCTGTTGGGCGCGCTCGAAAGCCGCATACACTTTATCGGGAGTATTCGCTCCCTTCAGATATTGGTCGAGCGCATCCAGCACGCCGATCTTTTCCAGCATGTGCGCCGCTTCATTGGCCGGGATGTTCAATCGTTGTGCCGCATCGTTGACCAGTGACCGGCTTTGAATATCCACTAATCGTCCGGTCAGGGCCTTCTCGATCTCGCCCTGGTTCATGCCGGCTTCGATGGCCGCATAGATGGCGTTCTCCGCACGGGGATGGATGCCGCGCAGTTCAGCCGATAGGTCTACCGGCAGTTTACTGAAGCCCACCCCGCGCCGCCAGCTCTGACTCCAGAAGTCGCGCATGGCGATCATGTAACCTTGCTTGCCTTCCACGCTCTCGAACCAGCCGGACAGTTTGCTGAATGGCATGCCGCGCGAGATCTTGCTCAACACACTTTGCACATTGTTGAGTGGTCCGCTGCCCTTCATGGCTTTGGTGATCTCCCCGGTCTGCAATCCAGCCGTGTTCGGAGTCACATCGCCGCCCATCCCCACGCCTTCGCCCAACCGTGCCGGATTCACTCCGAAGCGGTCCAGCCAGCCGTTGATCTGCCCGTCTGTCATGTACCCGAAGTTGCCGGTCATCGCCCGCGAGACCATGTTGCTCAATCCGTTTTGCAAGGCATAGCCCGGTGAGCCTCCCAACAACAGGATCGATTGCGCGCTCTTCACCAGTTTGGCTGTGCGGAAAAAGGTGCTCTTGGCTTCCGGGCTGTCGGCCAGTCCGAAGTTCTTCACCGCCCACTCATCGAAGTGAGAGCCCAGCGCATTGAGTACCCGTGCTTTCCAATCGCCGAGTGTCAAAGGCAGGGCGCCGTCGCCGGTGAACGCGTTGACGATATCCTTCAGGGAGTCCGCCGTCAGTCGTCCGGCCTGGATATCTTCAATCAAGGCTTTGGCTTCCGGTGTGTCCATAGTCTTCAGTCGTTCGGCCAGGCGTTGGTAGTCCTGCTCGAACGTGCCGCGCTTGGCAATGTCTTCCACCCACGAGCTGGGGTTCTCACCCAATACCTCGGCGATCCGCAATGTCATATCGCGCTTCAGCCGCGGTGTATCCCATTGACTCAACAGGCCGTCCAGTTGATCGACGTTGAATTCCTTCAACGCTGGCAGGATCGTGTACCACTCCGGCGAGTTGGTGAAGCGTGATCCCATCCCCGCCCAGGTCTCCATGTCGCTCTTGCCCAACGCCCGCAGGTATTTGATCGCTTCGGTCGGGTCTTCGAACTTGCTCAGGTACACGCCCAGGTTGTCATAGAACAGACCCGTCCCCACCCGCGCCCGGCTCTCTGGCGTCAGTGTGCTGACGTTTTCCACGAAGCCTTTGATGCGTTGACCCAGGCCTTCCGGTGTCTGCGCCTTGATCGGATCGAACAATCCAGTCTGACTGAACGGTCCGACAGTTACCTGGCCTTTCTCGTTGATGCCGGCCACGTAGCGCGCGAAGGCCCCCATCTCATCCAGCTTGAACGTCTCCGGTACTGCTCCGGTCTGCACCAATACCTTGTATTGCCGCGCCGCTTCGAAGGGACTCTTGGTTTCAGCGAATGCCCGCGCCGCCACATCATGCCCGGTTAGTTCGGCGGCCTTGCCCAGGATCTCGTTCTGTACGTGCGGCAGCAGGTTCAATGGATCCGTGCCCATTTGCAGGATCAACTGACTGGCCTGCCCGCCTACGTATTGCTGTGCATCCAATGCCACTTGTCGAGGGTCCGCGCCCTGTTCGATCTTCGTTCGCGCAGTTGCCAGGATATCGTATACGCGCGGCAGTTGCACCGGTTCCGCCCGCCCGATCATGTAATCCTGGCCGGTCAACATGGCTGGCCAGGATGCGTAATAGACTCCGCCTGCCTGATACGCCGCGCCCAGGTTGTTGAAGATCTCCTGTGTTGTGCCGAACTTCTGCGGATCTTTGAGACTGCCCTCCACCTGCTTCATCAGGCCGAAGGTTTTCTCCATCTGCTCCACCGGCCACTGCAATGCGCCGAAGGAGCCGGAGATCAGGTTGGGTTGTTCCCAGAAATTCTTGGTAGGGTCATAACCCGAGACTCCCGCCAGCCATCCCAGTGCTCCACCGATCGCGCCACCCACCAGCGCGCCGATCGGTCCGCCAGCGATCGCGCCTGGTACAGCTCCCAATGCCGCGCCCTGGATCGTGGATCCCGCCGGGCTGCTTTGGATATCGTAAACGATCTTCTGCCAGGCCGGGACTTTCTTCCAATCAAAACTCGGGTCAGCCAGGATCTCCGGTCGGATCGCAGCCGGGTACTTGGCGATATCGAAGTTCGGATCGCTCAATATCTTCTGGCGTGCATCCGGTCGCAGTTCGTTCCAGTTCAACTCCCCGCGCATTACGGCCGAGGGATCGCTGAGTTTCTGTGCATCCTGCGGAGCCAGCCATTCCGCTGAAGGCATCTTCATGCTCGACAACATTGGCAGAGCCGGATCATCGGGCGGCAGATACTTCCACTCGTTGTCCGGCTTGTTGTTGTTGCGATACTGCATGTACTTATAGGCCGCTTCGATCTGCGTTGGATCGAACCCGGGCGGTGGAGTAAAACCCTTAGGCGCGGATTTCAGGGCTTGGTAATATCTTACGACCGTGCGCGGATCCTGCCAGAAGCTGGCCTGGTATCCATGCCGTGCAGTGATGTACTGATTCTCTGCACTGTACCATCTGGCCAGCATTGGGTCGTTGTTCGGGTTGTCCTGCAATGGACGCGGGAACTCGAACGGCTGGGGTGTCGGTGCAGGAGGCGGTGCGGCCGGCGGCTGAGCTGTGTTATGCGGAGTAGGCAACGGAGCAGATGGCGTCGGTGCATTGACCGTCGTCATCTTGCCTCCGATCTTGATCTGGATGGGGTTGGGCATGGTTATCGGTTGGCGTTCAACATGTACAGCCCGGTTGCCCAGGCTGGCGTGTAGGGACTATATCCGCCGCTATCATAGCCACCGCCGCCGCCACCGCCACCGTATCCACCCCACCAATCCCCCCCGCTGGTGGTGTCAGTCCCCTGGCTGGCCAGCATGGAGTAATACCACGGTGCATAATTGCCCAGCTGGGGCAGCATCCAACCGTTGCCTGAATTGGGATCGTACCAGCCATACCTGGGATCATAGACCTTGCCCGGATGTGCAGCTGCATCTGCCGGATTAGTGGATTGCAGTCCGGCTTGCGTGGGGATCGCGGTTTGTAGTCCGGCACCTCCTCCCCCACCGCCACGGGTCCGCAAGGCAGATAGCCATCCCGGCACGCTCGATTGCAGTCCGGCTTGCGTGGGGATCGCGGGCTGTAACTGTCCCTGTTGTTGAGCACCTTTTCCTGCTGCGATCCTGCTTCCTCTGGTTCCCGGAGGAA